TTTAGAAATTGCTTTAGCAGCTTCTTTTTTAACATCCTTTTCTTCTTTCTTAGTTAGATTACTTTGTCCATTGTCCATTTTATATAGATCAATAGCTCTTGCAGCTAACTTAGCGTTAGAAGTATTTTCATACAACCAACCTTGAATAGTAGGATCTTGTTTTTCAGCCCATTGATGAAAATCGTCTTTTGCACGAATATCATTAAAATCAGGATGAATTTTTAAAAGTTCTACTTCGGCTTTTTCTTTTTCAATTTGTTGTTGTTGTGCTTGTAAGTTTTTAAATTTACTTTCAAGTTCTGCAGATTGAGTAGTTGCTTTGTTCATAGCTATGGTTTCAACCATATCATAAACATCAGGGTACTCTTTTCTCCACGCCTCTAATTCATCTTTTGATTTAGGGGCTACAAATTGTTGTGTGCTTGACTCTAGTTGTGTACGCAAAGAATGAAGTTCATCCTTGTGTTTATTAATTGTAGAATCATAGTGCTTTTTTAAATCGTCATAAC